ATACATTTAAAAGTTCCATAATCCAATTATCTGATGCTAGTGGTATAAGTGTTAATGCTCTTACAGAATCACTCTATGAAGCATTGTCGGCAGGGGTAAGTACTGCTGATGCAATGGATTTCTTAACAAAGTCTACTAAACTCGCTAAAAGTGGTTTTGCAGATACTACACAAACAATAGACTTACTTACTTCTATACTAAACTCTTATGGATTAGAAGTTAGTGAGGTAAGTAGAATTAGTGATATTCTTATTCAAACTCAAAACTATGGAAAGACAACAATTCAAGAGTTATCACAATACATGGGTAAATTAATTCCCACTGCAAAAGAAGCTGGGGTTAACATAGAACAATTAGGTTCAGCGTATGCAATACTAACTTCGAAGGGTATTCAAACAGCAGAATCAACTACATATTTAAACTCAATGATGAATGAGTTATCAAAAAGTGGCACTAAAGTAGATGATGTATTGAAGAAAGTTACTGGAAAAGGATTTAAAGATTTAACTAAAGAAGGAAAAACATTAGGTGATATTCTTTTTATACTTAATGATTATGCAAGTAAAAGTGGATTGGCTTTAAACGATATGTTTGGAAGTGTTGAAGGTGCAAAGGCGGCAATGACTTTAGCTAATAATAGTGGTAAAGATTTTAATGAAATGCTTAAAAATATGACTAATAGTGTAGGGTCAACTGAAGAGGCATTTAATAAAATTTCTAATACTACTGGGGAAAAGTTCACAAAGAGTATTAATAAGTTTAAAAATAGTTTCTTAGAAGCTGGAGATAAACTAGCACCAACAATAGATTTATTATCAGATGGAATTAGTAATATAGCTGATAAATTAGGAGAAATGGATGCACAAACTATAGTTAATATTATCAAAATGGGTGCATTTGGTACTGTTCTAGGTGGAACAATGAAAATAGTTGGAGGGTTCACAACTGGATTAGGTTCTATTATAGGTGGACTAGGGAAATTAACAGGTGCATTAGGAACAGCAACTACAGCAACTGCAACAGTAGGAACAACTGCAGGTGTAGCTGGTGGAGTTGGTGGACTTGGTGCATTGGCGGGTGGTTTAGGTTCTGTATTGGCAACCGTCGCACCTTTTGCTATGGGAGCAGGTGCTATTGCTACAGCAGGTTATGGAATATATAAAGTTATGTCTAAAGAGGTAGTTCCATCGGTTGATTTATTTGCAGATAGATTAGTGGTTTGTGGTAAAAAGGTTGGAGAATTTGGTGAAGTAAATGAATATACAACGGTTAAAATAAGTGAGCAAACCAAAAAACAAGTACAAGCATATATAGACATGGATAATGGAGTTACTAGCACATTAGAAGGTTTGTACATTAACTCAACTGCAATAACAGATGAGATTAAAAATTCCACTATTGCTAAATTTGATGAAATGAGTAACAAGGTTGTTGAAGGATATAGAACTCAAAAAGATAGTGCAATTCAAGAAACAACTGAATTATTTTCAACTACTAAGAATATCACTGAAACTGAACAGACGGAATTGTTAAACAGTATAAGTCAGTATTATAAAGATCAAGAAACTACAGTGAATAATGCTGAGACCCAAATCAAAAGTATTTTGGATAGAGCATCAGCAGAACACAGGGAATTGACTAAAGAAGAGTATGAAACGGTAACGATGTGGCGAGAAAAAATGAAAGAGAAAGCTATATCTGCATTATCTGAAAATGAGATTGAAGCTAAAGTCATCTTGGAAAGAATGAAAGACTATGATGGTAGAATAACTGCTGAACAAGCTAGTGAGCATATTAAGAAATTAAATGAATCTAAGAATAAAGCTGTAGCTACAGCAAATGAAGAGTATGAAAAAAGAATAGCATTAATAGAAAGAATGAAAGAAGAAGGTATCATTAAAAGCCAAGAACAGGCTGATAAAATGATAGCTGAAGCTAAAAGACAACGTGATGGAATTGTAGAGAATGCTGAGAAAACTAGAATGGA